AACCTGCACTTTGAATTTCAAATACAGCATTAGGATCATCATGCACGAATGCAACTATATCAGACGAGACTGTGCCATCAGGGTAATGTGAACTAAAAATAACTTCTCCTGAAGAATTAGTAAACTTACAACCTCTGAACACACCTAATGCTTCATCACCAGCAGCAGCTACTAAAATAGTACCAGCATTGGTCATTTTCACTAGGTCGCCTGAAAAAATGTTCCCGGATGCACCTGAAGCGATCTCGTATTCAGTTGTACCATTAGAGGTAGGTCATGAACCAAGTGCGCCAACAAGTCTTGCACCAAATGGGGCATTCTTATTTGCCATAATAAATCACCTATATATTTAAAATGTATATTTAGCGATCAACTGCGTTGACCACCGCCAAAAGTTACTTTGCTTTTTCTCTCTGGATTTAAAATCGGAGAGCTTGGATCTGATTCCCTAAGAAGATCATTATCAACAGCTTCTTGTTGTGTTGATGCACGATTCTGAAAGTAGGAGTTTCTTTCTTCACGTGTTTCATTAGGAATTTTAGCCAATAGCAAACCACCAACTGATACTATTCCTGCATGTTTACCGTTCTCTATGGTAGGAAGTTCAAAATCAGGTAATTCTTCAGAACGCACTAGGTCAAAACCTTCACGCATTCTAGAGGTTACATTTTTCTTATCTTCCGCACCTACGAGTTCGGCACGTATCCACCTGTAGGTATAACCTTCAGGTGCAGGAGGAGTGTCCAACATTGATGGTGGGCTCCAAGGTTTGCGAGCTGCTTTTGTAGCTCGAGTGTCGGCAGAACGTGATGTTCTGTTTTGTTTGTCAGTATTATCTGTCATATTAATTACCTTTTAACATATTTTGCGTACTCTTTCAAAGGTACGTTAAGTTTTTTTGCCATAGCTACTTCACTAGGAGACAACTTTACTTGTTTCTTACCAGCTTTTCCTACAGACCTATTAGCCGAAGCTACCTTTTGTTGAGGTCTCGGTTGTACCGCTACGTCATCAAATTTATTTGGGTGTTTTACCCTAATTCTTTTATCAACTTCAGCAAAATATTCATCTGAGCCTTCTACATAACCTTCACTTACTAGCTCTCTATCAATTACTTGTGCGCTGTTGTACATATCCTCATCATTCAAAAACCATTGATTTTTGCTTATCCAAGCCTCTGTAGTTGGATGTATACCTGGTTGTTGTGGCTGAATAGGTTGTTGTGGCTGTGACTGGGCTTGTTCTTGTTGAGCTTTAATTGCAGCTATATTTTGTTCCACATTGCTTTCCTGTACAGCTATTTGCGACAAAACCTCTTGAGCTTTTGCAACTTTGTCATAGTCAGAACTTTCATGTGCTTGTTTTAAGGCTTCTATTGCCTGCGCCTTTTGTGCCGTTAATCTATTTGCAGATTCTGAATATGTCGATTGTTGTAACGTTTGCGCTTGTTGTTGCAACACTTGATTTTGACGCTGCACTTCTTGCGCATACTTGGCTGCATAGTCTTGACCACGCTCTGCTTCTCGTAATTTACGAGTCAAAGTATTAATACGCTTTTGAACTTTATCGCTATAATCTGTAAGTTCTTCTTCTTGAGTTTCAGTTGTTTCAGCTACTGCTGATTCACTTACAACCTCTGGCTCTGCTGATTCTGCGGGTTCTTCTGTTACTTCTTCATCAAGCTCTATTACTTCACCCTCATCAACAACTGCTTCTTCTTGTACTTCTTCTTGTTTTATTGCTTCTTCCATATTATTCCCTAAATTGCAAGAATGTCATTAGGATCTAATATAGTGGCAATAACTTCATCATCATTAATGATTCTACATTCAGATTCATCTCCTAGTCTAAAGCGTGCGCCAGCATATCTTCCTATTAACACCCATTGTTTTTCCTGACACCAAGGATTATCAAATCTTGATTTATCGCTATAGCAATCAGGACCCATTTTTACAACATACCCAACAACCGTAGCTAGTCTTTCTCTATCTACATGTGATTGTACTAATTGAATACCTCCCTCTGTAACGCCTTTACCGGCATAGGGAAGTATTAACATGCGCCAACCAGTAGGTTGTGGCATACGCTCTAAAACTGATTTGTCTAATAATGTTGGATCAAGCACTCTTGCTTCTTGTGCAACATAAGGAATTTCTTGGCTAGGCTCTTGCTCTGGGACTTCTTGTTTTTTGGTTTGTGCTTGTTCGGCTTCTATTTCTTTGGCTATATGATCAGGAACCTGTATCTTTGATGTCATCTTGTATTACCCTACCTAGCAGTTCTCTAAAAATATTTTCTGCGTCGGCTAGAGAACTGTAACGCCCCCGCAGATATTCATATTGCGCATGGTCTTTACAACCTGCGAGTAAAGTGTCCTTTACATCCTCCCTTCTAAGTTCAAGTTCTTTTAAATACTTTTTACTTAACCAGGCTTCGGACATTAATAAACACCAGAAAACTTGCCACCAAATTCAGCAGCACCCATACCTCTTGCTTTACCTTTACCCATACCTGGTTTTGGTGTGGTATTAGTATCGAAAGTACCTGCGTTGCTTTTTAGGGGGACTGTACCTTTGTTGCTATAACCATTTTTGTTGGTTAAAACTTTTGGTGTTTTCTGTTGATTTACTGTTGTACGTTTAATCATGCTGTTAATTATGTAGGGTTAAATTATTTTTTGCAACATTTATTGTCTATTTTGTAAATCTATATTTTTGAACAATCTTTGTTGATCTAGTCTGGCTCGAGCCGTATCATCGCGCATTTCTGCTATATCTTCACTAAGTCCGATACGCTCACGATCAATTTGTGCACGTCTAGCAGAATCTTCTGCCTTTCTTTGTTCTTGTGCAACAAACTGTTGTTGATCAAGTGCTAATTCTTGACCTTTCAGGGCAAGTTCTTGTTTTCTAATAGCTACTAACGGATCTTCATCTTCTGGAGAAGATATTTTAGTTGTATATTCTGCAATTAGTTCAGACATTATAGGTGCTGAATACTGTGCCAATATATTATTTGCTTCAACTGCTAACTGTTGTTGTTGAGCTGGGGGTACTTGTTGTGCCTGTTGTTGTAATTGCTGAAACTGTTGTAATACCTCTGCTGGCATTTGTTGTTGAGCAATAACATCAGCTTTCATTTGTAAATGTTCCATAATATGTGAGTGTATTAAAGCTTGTACTTGAGCGTTCATTTGAACGGGCGGAGTGTTGAGTAGCGACATGTGAGTAGCAATATGGGCATCATGGTTTTGATTGGGGAACGCCTTAGCCACATTGCCTAACAATAGCTGATTATTCTCAAACCCCGCCTCGACTGGTTGTGGTTCACCACTTGGAGGTGGTGTTAATATTTGTTCGATATTATCTACCCCAATCGCCGCATACATACGTTTGTAGGATTCATAAATACCTGTCGGCCCGTGCACTTCTGGGTTAGATTGCACTAGCTGCATCATTTCTTGCGCCATAGCAATTCTTTGTGATTGACTAAATATATCAGGATTGGAGACAGGAAATATATCTACTCTTTCATCAAAATCAGACAGTTTGACTTGATTATTACCACCAGCTATAGCGTAAGGGTATTCAGGCGGTAAATATTCTTGAAATACCTTTGATAGTATTTGAAACTCTTTGCGTTGTGAGTTGTGTAATCTTTTATGGATAGCAGATAACACTTTAGTGGAGCGTTCTAATAAAGCAAGTGTGGTACCTACAGGCGCATTTGGATTACCTTGACCAACATTTATTTCTGCAATAGAGGCAAATCTTTGACCTGAAGTAACTAAAATATTAAGTAAGCTTAATAGTGTGCCGCTAGGCTCTTTAAAAGGTAAGGGTTGGATAGATTCTCGCAACGATCCACCTGGAGCATCGACATCTCTGAACTCCCCTGGCTGAATTGGTGTATCTTCGTCTCTAATTCTAATACCACGAGTTTTAAAACCAGCAGGTAAATTAGCTAGGGTGCCAGCGTCAATTAATTGTCGAAGAATTGAGGTTGAAGCTTTTGATAGCCCACCTATCATGTGAGTTAAACCAAAACCATAAAAGCCTAAACCAGGTAAAAACTTAAAATGCACAAAATATTCGGTTTTTTGTCGTAGCGGATCATTTTCAGCATAATTACGGTAAATACTTAGAATATTGTTGTTATTACTGTCAATTGTGACGATATAGGGTAGTTTAACACCAGTCATATTGCCTTGTGCATCGACATCTTCAAAGCCATCTATCTCTAAATTACAGTGAACTTCGTATAACACAGACACTTCACCGGTATCATAGCCTGGCTCCATACCCGATAATTCATCTATTTCCTCTTCGACTTGGCTATATTGGGCTGCATCCTCACCATACGACACTTTTACCTTACGATAGAAGCCCATAGCCTGCATTTTAGCCACTTCATTCTCTGGCATTTTGACTACATTTGTGATTCTTGGGCAAGACTCCAGATCAGTAGTGAAATATGGCACTATTAAGTCCTCTGGAGCAATAAATTTAGATACTGCACGCCCGAGCGACTCATCATAATAGATTTTTTTAAAAGCTGAACCGGCTAATGGTAGATAAAACAGCATTTGATCGAGTTCTTCGTCATATTCCTCCATCACATGCACTATTTGATAGTTCATAAAGTCAGAAACACGCTGCGCTTGTTCTTCCAAACCTGAATCATAAGCACCAACGACTTGAGTTTTAACTGGTCCGTTTGCTGGTAGTAGTTCTTTGTAGGCTTGCGCTTGAAAGTTAGTGACTGCTTCACCTAAAAGTGGATGTATAACCCCTGAAGCACCTTCGAAAGGTTCTGATCTTTCTTGATCAAACTTCATACCTAAATATTTCAGGCCATCGGTATAGGTTTTTTCCCAATCCTCTCTTGATGCTTTGTCTTTTTCAATACCGTCGCGTAATGAGCTAGCTATCCTGCCGAGTTCACTTTCACTTATTACTTCAGCAAGGTTACTGTCAAAACCTGTTTGCATAGGTTCCTCTTCACCTATTAAAACAGCACTCCCATCCTCTTGGATTTCAAAATCTTGCTCTCCGCTTTCCTCAATTGCCTCTAATGCAACTGTCATATCCTCTGTCCCTTCAAGTTGAACTTCAGGTTGATTGTTTTGTTTTTCTATTGCCATTAATAATATGCCCTCTTAACTGGAGGTCTATTGTCCTCTAAGTAGTCATCATTTAATGAGACTAACCCTCCTTCTCTAAAACGCATCAGCGCTTGAGTCATAGTATCACACAAATCATCATTTTTACCAAAAGGGAAAGCTGCACATTCCTCTATCATCTCATCTGCAAACTTACGCTCTGGTGCCCAGACTAAGCCAGATTCAAAGATAGGCGCAACTGAGTGCATCCTAGTAGACTTATCATGTCCTCTGGTCGGCGAGTAATTCACCACGGGTATGCCTAGCCTTCTAAGTTCGTGAGTAAGCGGAGTACCAGAGGCTTTAGATTCAATAATGGTCATATCTGGATCCCAGTATTTGTATTCTTCGTACGCTATACGTTTGAGCTCAGGAAAGTCCCAACGACCACGTTGACAATCAAGCAAAATAATTGAATCTGGTTCATCCGGTGTAGGTTGAAAAACACCCCAAGTAGATATAGCTGAGTAGTCAGCATTTTGTTTTTTAGAAAAAGCCGTATCATAACTTTGAATTATATATTTAACGGGCGGTAACGATTCATTTTTCCAAGGCTGCCACCACTCTCGCTTGATAATTGAACCTTCTTCGGCGGTAGGAGCTTGCATCCACTGCGCATTCCACTTTTGTGTCGGTACGGA